CGCCTCCGCTGGCAACACGGCTGGGCGTTCGGAGCGATCTACCCAGACAAGACACACGAGGTATTCCAAGCACGGCAGAGGGGCAACAAGTTTTATTTGCCCACCGACATAAAAGCGTTTTAATTATGAAGGCACAAAATCCTTGGCAGAAACTTTTGCAACAACACATTAAAGATAGATTCGCACCCCCAGCACCCGAAGGATATTATACGATTGAGCAAGTCAGCAAGATATTAGGCAAAACAGAAGTCACGACAGCAAGGATTCTCAACCAAATGCTTGAACAAAAAAAAGTAGACGCAATAAGACATCCATTCGTTATCCCATACAAAGATCGATTCGTGGTTCGACAGCTCAAAGTATTCAAAATACTACCCTTAAAGCACCCCCAGAAGTAGCGTATTGATAGGTAGTTATAAACAATCGTCAAAGTAGCATAAAAAAAGAGTAGACAAGTTGGGGAAGTGTGATAGGGTGTGGGTATGCAAGAAACAACAACGACAACCGAACTCGCCCCGGTTAAAGTGGGCAGAGCAAAAGGCAACATAGTTAAGGTTCTCGGCTTTGATGTCCGAGTTGGCACAAAGCGTCACGAAAAGTTGATTCAGTTAAAAAACAGACTTGATGATTTGAACACCAGCGAAACAGAAGTTGTTGTTTTTACTGGTTCACGAATCTTGTCTGGTGGATATAGATAACCCCCAACCCAGAAAGAACCAACCAATATGAAATACCTCAAAGCCTACACCCTCCTCGCCTTCGGCATCCTCATCGGAATGGGCGTATGCCAATGGATTGAATTGATCTTGACCAAGTAAATCCAACGAGCATAAATCCTTTTATGAAATCCTTCCCACTCCCAGCACGGCCACAAGCCTCTGCCGTGCCAGCGAGCCACATAGAGTTTGCGAAAGATACAGCCATCGAAGGCAAGCTGAACGGATGGCGAGGCTTGTTCGACCAAGATACAAAGCAGGGATACAATCGCCACGGCAAGTTCGCATCTAACCATAACCTAATGGCAGATATGATTCTTGGTGCTGGAATCAAATCCCGCTTCGTTGATTGTGAAATTATGGGACAACGCACAAAGACTGGCAAAGGCACAATCGTTGTGATGGATGCGTTCGACCCAGCCAACCCCAAGCCCTACGCCGAAAGGATGAAGGATATCGAACACTTGGAGGCCGTCACCTTCGATATCCCAAACAACAAGCTCCTCCGCTTTGTCCGTCTCGCCCACCATAAGATCAACTCCATATGGGAGGAGATGAACTTTCAAAACAATAAGGCTGGCGAAGTTATCTGGGAAGGCTTCGTGATGAAGTCGTTGGACGATGCCAAGTATCCTTACATCACCAACCCCAACTACTGCTCGCCCTCTTGGCAGAAACAGAGGATTCGCTGGTGATTATTTTCCTCGTAGCTTTCTTTGGTCTTTTGATTCTGCAAGGCGTAAGGATATTCGCAAAGCACATCGACCAACAGAACCACGACCGAAGGCAGTTCTATCTGTTCGTTGCCGCCGAACTCGACAAGATGGACAAGATCGTGGCCGAGGGCAACCAGCCTAAAGAACCAAGAGAACCAGAGTTACTTCTACCGAAAAAAAACTGGGTAGGGCGTAACTAAATGAAGCTAACCCCATCGGCCAAGTTTGAGATTCTTTGGAAGAGTCTTGGCGGTGGGGAGTTGAAGAAGGAGCATAAGTTCTCCGAGGGCAGAAGGTTTAGGTTTGATTACTACCACCCCGCCGGCGTAGCTATTGAATTGGAGGGCGGGGTTTGGACGAGGGGCAGGCATACCAGACCCTCCGGATTCCTCAACGACATGGAAAAGTACAACCTCGCCGCTTCAATGGGCATCCTAGTTTTCCGCATACCCTCCCACGACATCAGCACCAAGTGGCTTTCCCCGATAATAAAAACCATAAAAGAGAGGACAGCATAATGAAAAAACCAACAAAAAAAGAAACAGCAAAAGCAGAAGAACCCAAGGCCGTAAAGTTCACCGACCAAGAACACGATGAGAAGAAAGACCTTTCTTTCTTTCGATTCCCAAGTTCTGTAAAAAAAGAGCGTGAAGAGTGCGGCCACTACGAACAACCCAACTACTAACCAAGAAAGAACCAACAAATGAATGACCAACTAGCAGTACACAACGGCAACGGAGTCTCGAATCATATCCGACAAGCAACGGATGTGGCGGGGGCTTGTCGAGCCATAGTGAAGGAAACTTGCCAGCGCATCGGACAAAAAGATTATGTCCGAGTTGAGGGCTGGCAAGCCATCGCAGTAGCGCACGGATGTGTGGCCTCTGCCCGAGATGTTGAGAGATTGGAGGACGGCTATCGGTGCATCGGTGAAGTTAAGAGGATGGACAACGGCCAAGTAATTTCTCAAGCCGAGGGATTCTTGGGTGATGACGAACCGATGTGGGAGAAGCGTCCGACCTACGCCAAGCGGGCGATGTGCCAGACCAGAGCAATCAGCAGGGCTTGTCGCTCTGCCTTTGCACACATCGTAGTCCTAATCGACAAAAGCCTATCCACCACCCCAGCCGAGGAAGTTCCTTATGGGGGTTTTCAAGATATCAACACGGAGAAGTTTGAGGAAGCACCCAAGGCCGAACCCGCAAAGATCAGTAAAGCAGACCTAGCGGATATCACGGCCAAGCTCAACTCACCCAACAAAACCAACGGCACAGAGCCGAGGGATATGGAGTTAAAGTTTGGCAAGTACAAAGGCTCGACCCTTCGACAGATCGCCGCCTTCGGTGAGAAGGGATTGGACTACTTGGACTGGCTATCAAAGCAGGAATTGAAACCCGGCAAGGACGGCCAGCCATACAAGAACGACATCATACGCAACGAAATCATCCAAGAGATTCTTTTGGAGAGCGAGGCGTTAGCGAAAGGAACACCCGATGAAATCCCATTCTGAACTTATTCAAGACATCCTTAACGATGTGAGGAGCAAGGCCGCCGACCTAGAAAGAGAACGATGTGCCGATCTAGTTCAACAACTGGCAGACGGAACAGAAGATGCAGTCATCACCGGAATCTTAAACGAGGTGGTGCTTGCAATCCGGAGGCTCGCAGATGTCGGCCGTTGATGTTCGGATACCGGAAACCAAGTGGTCAATGTTAGAGTGGAATTCAACCAAGGAGAAACCAAATGAAAACGAGAGAGTGCTTATCTATAATGGAAAAGAAGTTATCGGCGGGAGATACTTATCGGGCGATTATGTTGCCCACAACTGGGGTCAACAAACCGAAGTCGTGCTTTGGGCAAAGTGGCCGACCGCACCCAAATGGTGAGTTCCCTTTTATACATCGCCAGTCATTTAGCGGAGTGGTTCGTAGTTGCGGTTTGCTTATACAGCGTATTCATTCTGGGGCTATATGTGTTAGGCCGATTCTGGGGCTGGTTAAAAGATTGGTGGGACAATGAGCGTTAAGAGATTAAAGCTGGTAGAGCAATTCCACTCAGTTGTGTCCAAGAGGTTGAGGGACTTGTTCAAAGACTTCGACCACGCAAAGCGGGAATCCTACAAAGACATCATAAGCCACCTCGACTACTCGCATCGTATTACCAAAGAGCTATTGGAACGAGCCAAGAAGTATCAGAAGCGGGATGTGGAGAAGGCAAAGAAGTGAAGCGAGATTCTTTCTGGTTTCCCTTTGAGCCGAACCGCTGGCTCTCTAACGAGAAGCTATCGTTGGTGAGTCTTGAGAGCAAGGGGCTATGGATTCACCTAGTCTGCCTCATCTACAAGGCCAACGCCGGAGGAAGGCTGGTTATTAACGGCAACCCACCCACCCCAGAACAGATCAGCCGAATGGTCGGGCAAGATGCCAGCCCACTCCTCAAAGAGCTTGAGGTTGCAGGGGTTTATGAGATTAAAGATGGGGCAATCTACCACGGCGGCACGGCTGAAACCTTGGCAGATATGAACAAAAGATCGGCTGGGTACGCCTCAAGATCAACCAAGGATAGACCATCTATGAGCCATAGATGCACAATAGATGAGCCATCTATGCACCATCTATCGTCAATAGATAAGCAAAAGATGGGACACAATAACAATAACAATAACAATAACATTAAGAAAGAGAGAGAGGGCTTGCGCCCCTCGCACGCCGAATGGATTGCCTTTGCTAAAGAGATTGGATGGAAGGAGACGGATGCAGAGTCAGCTTTTGATTACTACCAGAGCAACGGATGGAAGGTCGGGGGCAGGGCATCGGTTAAGGATTGGAGAGCGTGTGCCAGAAATTGTCAGAGAAGAAACCAAAACCAAAAGAAAGGAGGCGATCTCATGTCCATAAGCTCTTTAGAGTTTGATGGTATGGAGAAAGTCAAAATATGAAAACAGCAGAAATAGTGAATGAGGCCATGAAATTAGTTGGCTCTGAAAACAATGGAGAGAAAATCCAAGACTGGGACGCATATATTCTAAAACGAGAAGCTAATAAGCTTTTAAATGAAAGAAAGGAGCGATGGAATAAAATATGTCCACCCCTTTACAAGGAAACAGATATTAAGAAAATAGACAGAAAAAGGCTTGAGAAAGTTATGTCTTGGAATCCTAAAGATGGAAGAAATCTATGGATTAAAGGAGAGACTGGTAAACAGAAAACACGGATGGCATTTTTGCTTATCGAGAAGCTTCTATTTGAGGGCTATTCAGTAGAGGCCATCAATGCCGTCGAACTTGGAATTAAATTATCTCAACCAGTTTGGGATGGGAAAGAAAAAGAGCTTGAAAGACTTTCAAGGTATTCCGTGCTCTTAATAGATGATTTGGGCAAAGAACCAGACACTCAAAGCATATCTCAATACCTTTACTTGCTGGTTGAGAAGAGATATTCCCATAAGAAACTTACTATAATTACCTCGAATCAGCTTCAAACCAAAGAGGCACAACGCCCAACTTATAGGCGTTTGTTTGAAAATGCGAAATGTGCGGAGGTTATATAGATGAACCACCCCCAAGAGCTAGTCCTAGCGGCCACAATCCATCGGGTGAAGCTATGCGAGGAAAAAATTGCTCAATTTGAGCAAATGGTATCCACACTCACCGCCCAAATGGCTCATAATCGCTCAGAATTGGCCTCTAAAGGGCTTGCAAACCTAGTTATGGGTACAACCACCCCCCTAGACATCCCAAGGGAGCTACGGCCAACCTTCGGGCGTTATAGGGCAAGGGGAAATCGTTCCCACAACACAGTTCAAAAAAGGTGGGGCATTTGGAAGGCTCAATATGAGTCTGGCCTAACAGTAAAGGAGATCGCGAATGCTTGGGGATGCCATCATTCCTCAATCGTGAACGCAAAAAGCAAAAACTTCACGGCTCGGAAGTCAACTGGGAGAGCAATCAAATGATTGCCATCCTAGAAGCAGAGCAGTTTGAGTTGCCCTTTATGCGAACCAGTCACCCAGTAAAGACGGAAGGCCACGACCAGAACGCTCGCATCCTAGCCCACTTGCAAGCTGGGAGAACACTCACGGCTCTGGAAGCTCTGGAATGGTTCAAGTGCTTCCGGCTGGCGAGCCGGATTTGCGACTTGCGGAAGGCTGGGCACGATGTGCAGAAGCGAACTATCAAGACGAACAGCGGCAAGAGCGTAGCGGAGTATTATTTGTGAATGTTGGCGATATAGTCGTGATGCGGTCTACATTTACCAACGATGATATCCTCGTTAATTACAGAGGTTCTATGGGTGGAGGAAAGGCCATGGTTATTCCCCACCCAAAAGGATTGCAAATGGCAGTCCCGGCTGACTGGTTGAGAGAGCAAGTAGAACAACTTAAAATCACCCCTTGCATCAAACCAGACTCAAAGTAAGTTGCAAACTCGATGAACGAAACCTACACAACGCCAGAGGCCAAGGCCAACGGCATCCTTGCCGACCGCTACCCCGGCAAGGAATTAGAAAAACTTTACGGCACGACTCGCAATCAAGCGACCATCGATATGCTGAGAGATGCGGTGTTCACACTAATCACCAACGAGATTCCCACTTGCACGATTGCCGAGGTGCTGAAGAAAACACACGGAGCAATCCAGTACCACCTTCGATATCTAGAGGGCAGGGGCAAGATCAAAAGACCAAACAAGCGATGCCATTGGACGGAAGTTGCGGAAGGGAACAAATGAAAAGCATTTGTATTGTTATGGAGGATGATTTTCCGGAAGGATTGCCGACTTATGTTTGTGAAGTCGTTGGCGATGCAGTCGAGTTTATTAAGGCAAATTATTCAGAGCCTTATTGGGAAAATGGGCCGTTCATTTTTGAATATGAAATTGGGGCTAGAAAACCTATGAGCAGATATGATCGGAATGGGAATAAATATGAAGATTAACAAGATGGATGCCAAGGCAATCGAGGCGCAGATCGACAAGCTCAAGGCCACGATTGACACCGCAGAAGGCAAAAGAACAAAAGGGGATGAATCCCCATCGAGACGCTACCGCCATTTGTGCGAGCAACTCCACTTCTTAACGATGAAAAAAGCCATCCTCATCCTAGCCATCGCCCTCCTCGGTTCGGTGCAAGGGGCAAACATAATGATCGACCCGCCTAGGCCGCCCCCGAAAAAGACCATTAAGGCCAGAATCACAGCCTACTGGTTGGGTGAGGATGAGTTTGGGTACAAAAGCTCAACAGGAAAACGGTTGGTTTCTGGCAAGTCTTGTGCAGTTGACCCCAGACTTATCCCTTACGGAACAAAGCTAGTCATCGAAGGCAAGACCTATCACGCACACGATACCGGCACGGCAGTTATCGCACGCAAGGCATCGGGCAAGACCAAGCTCCCAGTTATCGACCTATTTTATGCAACCGAACGGCAGGCAAGGCGGGAGTTGGCGAGGGTAGGACGAACAGCAGTTGTGGAAATCCAATAATGAACTACCAAGGGCAAGGCCAAGACCCAGCGGATAGCATCTTGGCAAGCTACACCCCCAATATGGCAGACCATATCGACACGCTGGAAGATCGGGTGAAGGAACGGCTCGCCAAAATGAAGGCGATGAACCCCAGCATCGACCTCGACCAGCTTGCCAAGCTCACGGCAGAAGTGGTGGAGCAGACGATTAAGCACGAAGGCGATTCGCAGATGTTGAGGCATCGAAGGGACGATACCTTGGACGAATCGCTACTAGCCCTAGCCAGCAACCGAAGCCCCGACAGCCTAACCTCCATAGCCAAGCGTTACATCAACCCCTCAACTGGCAAGCCTTATACCAGAGCGGCCATCTCGGCACGGCTGACGGAATTAAGCCAACGCACCGGGCTAGTTTTACGCATCCAAAGGAGCGAAAGGGTGAGGCAAATCTACAAGGAACGAGCCTTGAGGGTGCATAAAAAGAGGCGAGAAGAATGCCCCAAATGGAACTCGGAAGCGTGGAAAAAAGGCATAAAAAAGGGAGGGAAAAAACGGTGAGGGCAGGCTCGAAAGTGATATGTGTGGATGACCGCTTCCCCACGGAGATCATTCTTTTCTACAACCACCTTCCAATCAAAGACAAGGTGTATGTGGTAAGGGGGATGGGGGTAGGGGTAGGGCTGAACGGCCAAGAGGGCGAAGTTGTGGTCTATCTTGAGGGCTTACAGAACCCCTGCTCGACCACCCCACCACACCCAGAACGAGGCTTTCACGCCGACAGATTTCGAGAGATAGAACCACCCGCCGAAGTCGAAAATGAGGAACTCGTTGAGGCCACGGCATAACCCAAAAAGGACATCCCTAAAATGAGCGAAAAACAGATCGGAATGGAGCTACAACGCACGGTCAAGGCACTAGAAAAAGCCAAGGAAACAGCCATTGAGCAGATGGGGCAGGCCATCGGACTAGCCGCAGACGCAGGGGACATCCTGCTATCAGCACGGACAGAGGGGCTAGACCTCGATGCCATCCAAGAGATCGCACAAATAAACGGTGAGCAGGCAAGGCGTTACGAGCGAGTAGCCAAGGCAAGGCCATCCCTCCAAGCCCCTACCCCCGGAGGCCTCAAGCAACTAGCCCTATGGACTGGGCTACTACCAGACCCTATTGAGACCTCCAACCCCAAGGCCGAGCAGGCTTGGCACTCCTATATCATCAAGGCTAGGCAATGGCTCGCACGCAAGAGCATAACCCAATGGACACCAGCCCAGCGCACCCAATTCGTTGAGGAAGCAAGGCCAATAGTCGAAGCGTTCAAAGAGGCAGGGGGGGAGCTATGACAAAAGGGATATGCGACTTACGCAAGATTTTACACAAGGCACAAGTGCGACTTACGCAAGCAGGGTCGTTGAGTATAGGGTACTTACGCAAGATAGGGTCATTAGTGCGTGCTATCAACAACTTAGGAGACTCCTATACTGCCAAAACCCCCCAAAACAGGTTCCGAC